GGTATGATTCAGAGTTAGAAATTGATGACCCGGATGGGGTGTTAGATGAACAACAGTTCGAGGCTTTACGAAATCAACAGGGAATAATTAATGTGTTAGTAGAACGAGGTGGAGTTACTGTATTAACAGGTGAAGCTTCTGGTTTGTGGCCACAATTTCCAAAAATAGCCGAAGCTGATCGATTGGATATAGATGAATATCTATCATACCGACAATCGATATTTTTATCGGGTGGTGAATCCTCTATATTTGAAAATGAAGTTTTAGCAGATTATGAACCACCTGGGTCGATAAAATATTATCCGGAAAACAGATATGCGGCATTAGCTAGACAAGCAGCATTGCAATTACAAGTAGACCAAGCTAAAGATACTATAAATGAATTATTTCCTCCATTAGCTGCGCGTGCCCAGCAATTTGTAGATGAACTTAATGGCCTTACCGGCGGATTTTTAGATCAAGTTAAACGAGCTTTTGATACACGATCTAATTCAATGAATTTTTTATATGATTCATATGAAGATGAATCTTCACAAAGACAGTGGCGATTATATAAACAAAAAAATTCTGGAAAAATAAAAAAGAAAGGAGCTCAAGATTCATTCTTTAAACTTTTTTTACGAGAACCGCAAATACGACGTGATTCATTTAATCGTCGCAGAGAACGTGCTATATTCGATGATAATATATTTCATGCTAATACTAGAGAAGGCGATTCTACTGCTGATGCATTGATTAATGGTTATGATACAATACAAAATCAAGGTAATTTAAGATTAGTCGATGGTGATATCAAAAGAGCAATTGAAAAAGCAGATGGTGGAATAGCAGTTAAATTGGAGGGCGATGACCGTAATGGCAGACCGGAAGGAGGCGGAGGTGCTCGACGAGATCAACAATTTGCAGATCCGTATTATTGGAAAGCTACAGCAGCTGCGTTTATTTTACGTCGTTATATAGATCCAAATACATATGGCAATGATAATGATATGCCAACACCGCCTTCAATTGAATTTGGCGATACTAATAGTACTTTAATTGATTTATGTACAAAAGCTGAAACTGGATTAGATGATTTAAAAGTTACGATTCAAGAAATTAATCAATATATAAGTCAACGCGATCAGTTATTATTAAATGCAACTACCGCGGAAGCTATATTAGCAATAGCAGATGAAATTCAAGAATCCAAGAGTATATTAGATTCTATCAATGAAGAAGTATTTACATATTTATCAGATTTAGAAAGTTATATAAGTGAAAAAGAACAAGATTATGCAAACCGTGTTTTTAAAATGATACAATATGTTAGAAAACGAGTAAATGATAAAAATAGTAAATATTGGATTGAGCCATCGCCGTCTGTAGCAGCGCGGTTTGCTCAATTAAATTTAGACTTTGGTGATACATATAAACCAACGGGTGCATATGCAGTTTAATATACAACTCACTATTTAACATAGGTGAATATTTATTAATAGATGTCGTTAAATAGATTTTCAAATATAGAAGAGTTAAAAAATGAGCCGGGCTTGAATCGAGGTCTCGAATGGCGCTTGGATACAGTTCCGGAACTACAATTAACTGAAATAACTACTCGTCCAGATAAAACGATTATAGTAGAAGTACATGTGTATACTCCTACTAATAATAGTTATCTCGGAGGTGGGCCAACACCACATTTCAAAGTATCTGGTAATAATTTGTATATTGATTATGTAAATGTATTTGCAGATCTTAACATTAAACGCGGTTTCTTTAAAGTTGTAGTTAATGCTTATTATGAAATTATCGGTACATATGATTATCCAGATATAACTATTCAAGAGATATCACCAGGCAGAAGAGAATTTTTAGTAAAAGAATATATTGCTCGTGCTAGCGAACAAACAGAAAGTAAAATTGAAAAGTTCTTATCAGAATATGATGATCCTTTTGATCATGACATTGCATTAAATCTTGGTAATAATCAACTTATCAAACTTATAAACTTTAAACCATATTTGTTAGATAAAAATTTAATGGCAGTACGTTCATTAAATTCATTAGATGCAGATATTGCAACATTAACAAGAGGTTCGTTAGTAGAAATTGTAACGGATTCATGGGTTGATAACATAAGTTTAGATCAGTTAGAAGGTCAAAAACCGCCGTCAAATCTGCGTGGTCCAAATTTTGAAATTGATAGTGGATATACTACTATAACCGAAACAGATTTTAAAAATTGGACAGACTTATTAGGATCGAATACATCCACTTCTCAAAAAATAGTTGATTTATTTTTCTCAGGATCTGCATTTGGTGTTGATTTAGGTATTGATTATACAGCATTTCCAAATTGGGCATATTATTCTTCTGCGGCAGAACGTGTTGCAAATTTCAAATATAAAGTTGAAAATATTGAATATTACAATGCTCGCCTAGCAGAATTAAATAGTACTAGCGGATCGGCATCTGGCTCGCTTTCTGTTAACATTGCAAATACACAAAAAAATTAGATAATGAAATTGGTAGTTTTGATCAATTAGAAAGATACCTTTACAATGAACCTACAGCTAGTTTGTATACATTTGCTGATAGTGGTAGTGCAATTGCTGGTGAAGGTGAATTTTTTGCAGTAACGCCGTATCCTAAACGATTAGTTAATGGTATTCAAACTGTATATCATACAACGGCATCTGTATCTGAAACATGGTATAACGAATTATATGACGCTGCGGCTTTATACGATGAAAATAATCCACATGCATTAGTAAAATCAATACCAGAATATATTAGATTAGATTCAAATAATTCTGAATATGAAAAATTTGTTAATATGATTGCTCAGCATTTTGATCTTTTATATACGTATGCTAATGCGTTGACACGAGTATACATAAAAGAAGAAAATCCTAAACGAGGTATTGACAAAGATGTGTTAGTTGACCTAGCTAGATCTCAAGGTTGGCAATTAGTTAACGGAAATCAGGCTAGCCAATTATGGAACTATAAATTAGGTACAGATCAGTCTGGATCGATTGCGAGTTCTGGTAGTTTATATTCTATTAGTGATGAACAAATAACCGGTGAGGTATGGAGACGTATTGTAAATAATTTACCATACATATTAAAAACTAGAGGTACGGAAACAGCGGTTAAAACGTTATTAAATATATACGGAATACCACAAACATTATTAAGTATACGTGAATATGGTGGACCTAAAGTTGGAAATGAATGGCCAGTACTTACGGAAGATAGGTATTCATATGCCATAGATTTTAATTCTGGTTCTTATTTAGAATATGGTTCTGTGCATGTAAGTGCTAGCTTTAACAATTGGGGCCGAGTACTAACACAGCCTAATGTAATACCACCGATAACACGCGAATTTAGATTTAAGCCTGCTACAACTAGTAGTATGATTATGCATTCACATGTAAGTGATACCGGAGATACTTTATCACATATCGCAGTAGAGTATACAGGTTCATATTCCGGTAGTTCTAAATATGGTCGTATAAATGTTTCATTTGGTAGTGGTTCTGGTATATCGCCTATAACTGCATCTACTGATTGGTTACCATTATATAACGGCGAATATTGGAATCTTCGATATTTTTGGTCAACTACTAGCGAACATTTTAACACCGGTTCTAATTCAGATACAACATATTATTTGACGGTAGCACATGCATCTGATTTTATTAAAGGTAAAGTATCACATTCCGGTAGTTTAGAATTTACGCCATCAAATACCGATCATTATTTGATATGGTCTGATCCGTCATCAATAACCAGCAATTTAGTTCGTATAGGAGGTAGTACAGGTTCATCAGATAACTTGAATGTAAATAGCTATTTATCAACATTGATGGGGTCATTACCAGGCACATTTAATGGTTATATGCAAGAATACCGCGAATGGTTAGAAGCAATTTCTGATGATGCTTTTGATGATCATATATTGAATCCAACATCTTATGTTAGTGGATTATCAGCTACGAGTTCATATGATACATTAATACGTCATTATACATTAGGTTCAGAAACTATTGGTTTTAGGTTGGATAGCGGCGGTACAATCATATCATCAAGTCATCCTAATCAAAGTATAACCGATTTCACTTTGGCGAATTCATATTCAACTAATGCAACTACAAATGGATTTGATATACCTAGCGATTTAGAACGAGGTAATTTCCAGCCGGTTGAAGAAACTTATTATATTAGAGGTGCATCATTAGGAGCTAATAATCCTAGGTCACAAAAGATACGATTAGAAGATAATGAGATTACTCGTCAATTATCACCGACTAATACTAGTGAAGTATCGTCATTTGATACGGCACCATTAGATTCAAATAAATTAGGATTGTTTTATAGTTTCGCAGATCAAGTAAACAAAGATATTTTTAATCACACTGGCCGAGTAGATTTAGATGATTATATCGGAGACCCGGATGATGAATATGAATTGACATATAACGATTTAAGATTTTTCTCAGCGGAATATTGGAAAAAGTTTACGAATGCATCTGATGTCAATTCATATAACAGAATATTTAGTCAATATGACTTTTCTATATTTAATCAAATAAAACAAACGTTGCCAGAAAGAATTGATGACGTATCCGGATTGTTAGTCGAGCCAAATACATTGGAACGTGCAAAGGTGCAAATTACAAAACCAATTGGTGTTGAAAATCCTCAATACAATATGTTAATCGCAAATCAGCAACCTACATGGTCAGGTGATTATGCGAATTATGAGGGTGTTATTGATCAAGGCGAAACTGCGGTATTAACGCCATCGGCTACAAAATTTGATGATATAACTGATACAATCAATACAATATATACCGGTAGTATGAATTACTGCACAATTGAAACATTACCGGTAGATGAATTGGTATCGTTTACAGCATCGTTAAATGATATTAATTATACTGCAGATGATGGTATTAACCTAGATTATGGTAATCAAAAGGTATTACTTGATCCTACATCAGTTAAAACTCCTACGGATTGGTCAAATAGTTCTAATACTAGTAAGTACGATATTTTAGATAATATTTATCCTTCTTCAGGTGGCGCCGCAAATTCAGAGTATCGTTTAAATACAGCTTTATACGGTACTGGCAGTTTCTCTACTAGCGTATCAGATACGGCAAAACAGGTACGTTTTAAACTTGATACAGAAGTACAATATGATGTTAAATTAAATGTTAAATCTGATATAATAGTAAGGCCGACTACATCTACTACTTCGTTCCGTACTAATGTAGTTGCAATAGTTGCTGAGTTAGAAGATGCGACGGATATTAATTCGCGAATAATAAAAATTTATGATCAAAAAGAAGTATCACAGGTAAATACAAATACAAGTGAAAAAAAGCATGTATTCAATTTTAAATCTATATTAGTACCAGCTTATACTAGTCTAGTGTTAATTTATCAAGTCTCTGCAGGATATGGAAACAACGGAGTTTTAGTTAGTGGATCGATTACATCAGATGGAACCCAGTCTGAAACGGATACTCTTATAAGATTCCGGGTATCTAGTTCAAATGCTAGTTTTTCTGGTCCAGCTACTGGCGATGTAAATCAATCACCAATGCTATTCTTTTCTGAGTCACAAGCACTTGGCGTACCAGTATTTATTTCCGGGACATTGCCTTCCGGCCAGCATTGTTTTCTAGATCCTTCCGACATTCCGACGGATATAGCTCCGGTTGATGTAATTCGTGAGTCTAGAATCTCATTAGCTGATGGTTACCAGGTAAGTGGATTTTTGGAAGGTACAGAAACAGAATTAATATTTATATCAAGTACAGGTAGCGCAGTACCGCCAGTGACAGGATCGGGTCCGTTTAATACAGCATTTGAGTCTGGATCAACGAGTGAAAGGATGTCATTAGTGCGACATGCAGCATTAGTAACAACCGAAGAGGTATGTCATTCGGTTAAACAATATTATATAGATGA